ATGACTGCTAACGAAGCCCTTGACTCCTACCTGCGCTCCTTGCCTGCGAGAGTGCGCATAGCTAAATCGCGTGATATCCGTGAAATGTGTCAGAAAACAAAAGCTGTTCTCTATGATTGGAGGCATGGTAGGTCAAGGATTGGCGTCAAATGGCAGGCCAAAATTACTGAGGCTATAGGTGTGGATATATTCAAAAATATCGAAAGTTGACTAAAATGACATGAATAGGCCATTAACCAATATTGAATTTTTCACCTATGAAGATGAGGTTTGGTTCCGTGAAGGCGGAGAATTGCGCCGTCTTATGGAATCTGACATCGAGATTATTGATGGTTTGATTGATTTAATCTCGACGTTCTACCCCAAAGCGTATTGCGCGCTCTGTGACTTATACAATGGTTGTGCGATGAATAAGCGCTACCACCGTTTCCGTATCGCAACACGATTCGTGCGGTGTAACTTTGCCCAGTTCGACAATATTCCCGATGTAGCCGATAACTGCCGGCTTGCGTTCGAGTTTGTCCCTTGTCCGATTCGAGGTGAGTGTAAGCTTGAATGTGTCGTTTGTCGGCCGGAGTTTGACCACAAGCTTTCACCGGCAGAGCTCCCTGTCATGCGTTTATGGTACGACGGAAAAAACATCGATGAGATTTCAGATCGATTGTGCCTCTCCCCCCATACTATTCACAATCATATCCGACACGCATACGAACGCACCGGCGTACACTCCAGAAGTGAGTTTATAAGGTATGCGGCCCAAAACAATCTGTTCACATGAATCTCGATAACCGAAAATACAGTTCTTTTGATGAGCAGCGGGTTAAAGATGCTGATATAAGGCTCTTTATCCCGGAATGCAACCGCCACAAAGCCACTCAGGAGCTTGTGTGCCCGTTTTGTGGCAAGAAGAAGTTTGGCGTCAATGCCAAGAAGGGCAATAATTATGCCCGGTGTTTCTCATGTAACAAGGGTTTTGCAAACCCAATCGCGGCCGTAATGCACTACGAGTCCCTTGAATATCTGCCCGCTCTTGAGCGAGCGGCCAGTATTGCCGGCATATTGATTACTCCACAGGAACGTCGGCGGGAGCAGGCTGTCCAGTCATCGGCCAAGGCGAACCGCGCGTCATTCTGCCGTCAGCAGCTCGAAGGTTCCGGGCTTACGGAAGAGGATGTCATGGCTTCGATTGTCGAGGGTACTCAGGAATTGTTTCGCTCTCCGTTCAGGAAGGGACGGGTAAGCGAATCCTTCATCCCGGACGAAACCGGCGATGAGATGCTGATTTTCTACTACGACCTAAGCGGTCGGCCGATGATGTTCACACCAAAGGGCGCTTCCAAGCCCCGCCAGTATGTCCGTGTACGTTGGTCAAATCCGGCGCTGCACAAATCAGCCGACGGCAAGGAAATGAAGTATCAGACTCCGGCCGGTGCGTCATGCCGGGTGTATATCCCGGATAAAATACGCCGGCTTTATAGGAACAAGGTTCATATCGATACTCTGTTTCTCCAGGAAGGAGAGAAGAAGGCCGAGAAAGCTTGCAAGCACGGTATGCTCTCAATCGGAATACAGGGTATCAATAACTTCGGCTCGCAGCAAGAAGGGCTGTTGCAGGATATTCAGGACATAGCCAAAACCTGCACAATATCAAATATTGTGCTCGTGATGGACTCTGATTGGAATGACCTGCATCGCAATATAATCCTTGGTGACAGGGCTGATAAACGCCCGAACTCATTCTCGAAGGCTGTAATCAAGTTCCGGCAATATATGAAGACGTTCCACACACTCGGCCTCTCAGTCGACATATGGTGGGGACATGTCAACGAAAACGAAAATGGCGACAAAGGAGTCGATGACCTCCTGTGTGGTTCTCTCCTGGGCCGTGAATCGGAGCTTATCGACGATGTCGAACGGACAATGAACTCCCACGATGGCCGAGGCACGTGGTTGAACATCCATAAGATTACGGCTGAATCCGATGATAAGATTCGTGACTTTTGGTCGCTGAACGACGTTCAGGCCTTCTATGAGCTGCACAAGGATCGACTTTCGCAGATTGACACCTTTAAAATAGGTAATATCCGCTATCGGGTTGAGAATGGTACGATTGTAGCGGTCAGCCGATATTCCTCCGCTACGGACATTTACACAATCACGCAGACGTCAAAAGGTGAAGACAAGGTCGAGTTCAATGACGTCGAGGCCTTCAGATTCCTTTCATCCTCCGGCTTTCATCGCTTGCGCAATAGTGAGGATTCTGCTGCCGGCTTCGATTATATCCGCATCGACGACGGTATAATCGACCGTGTGGCGCCTTATGAGGTTCGCGATTTCATACGCGACTATATTAATGCGAATTGCAAATCGGACCTCGTACTCCAGTTCTTTGCAAAGCGACTTGCTACAATCATGGCCGACAAACAGCTCGAGAACCTCGCAATCATCTCCGATGACTTCAACAACTTTTCCAAGGGCGTCCAGCGGACATATTACAATAATGGCCAGGTCGAAATCACGGCCACAAGCATAACCCCTGACAAGCCTATAAACCAGGTGTGGCGCAGCCGAATTATACCACGTAATTTCAAGCGCGTCCCGATTATAGCTAATATTCAGAAGGCAGGAGATGGATTTCACATCGAATATGCTTCTTCGGCCGACAGATGCGAGTTTCTGAAATACATTATCTACACTTCAAACAATTACTACCATTTCGGAGAGGAGAGGGAACTGACGGAGGCCGAGCAGTTGGAATGGCGGCATCATGTCGTAAACAAGATTACGGCCATAGGCTTCCTGCTGTGCGACTACAAATATTCCACGGAACGAAAAGCCGTGGTCGTTCAGGACCATCTGATGTCGGAGGTCGGACAAAGTCACGGCGGTGCCGGAAAGTCAATCCTGGGCGATGCCATTAGCCGTGTCGTGCCGCAGTTCTTCATAAATGGCAAGACTGTGAATTTCGCCGATGAGTTCCTGCTCTCAGGCGTGACAAAGGCTACGCGTAATATCTTCATCGACGATGTGCGGGCAAACTTCGACTTCGAGAAGATTTTTCCGCTGGTGACTGGCCCTATGCCTGTCAACCCCAAAGGCAAAGACCGATACACGATAGCAATCTCGGATTCCCCTAAAATCCTTATCAATACAAACCATGCCATCAACAAGGCCAGTGAGGGCTCGTTCAAACGGCGTATTACCTACGTGGAATACTCCAACTGGTATAACCCGGAACACATGCCGATTGACGACTTCCATCACATGATGTTTGATGACTGGGATGCCGAGCAATGGAATCTCTTCGATAACTTCATGGCCGAGTGTGTAATGTACTATCTCCGCTCGCTTGATGAAGTATGGTGGCGCGAAGGAGAGGGGGCTGTGCCTCCGCCCATGAGGAACGTCGAGCTGCGTACTCTCCGTCAGGAAATGGGCGAAACACTCCTCTCCTGGGCCGATGAATATTTTGATCCATCCGGCTCGCATCTCAACGAGCGATGCGTACGCAACGAATTGTGGGCAGCATTCGTCGATTATGCCGGCGGCTTGTCCGGCCACGGCGTCACCCGTACAAATTTCCGCCGTAAGATTGAGTCATACTGCAAGTTCAAGGGCTACGACTTTAACCCAAGCCGCCCAAATTCCGAAAAAATGTATTACGCGGACTGGAAACCGCTGCACCCGGATGATGCTTTCTTCGGTGGAGATGATAAATCCGGCGGCAAGGAATATATCACGGTGTTCTCGCCGGATAAGGAAAAAGAACTCAAACCATTCTAAATAATTCTATATGACAAACAATGAAATCGCCATCGCCGCAGTGAGCAGAGTAACCGGCGTGGCAAAATCAACAATTCTATCGGCGACCCGGGAGTACAGGGCCGTTGAAGCCCGGATGTTGATAGTTTTACTTTTGTATCGCGACGGCGCCACAGATGAATCTATCTCTTGGGTACTCAATCGTAAACGAGTCGCAATCCTCAAAGCCCGGCACAATGCACTTTCGGCAAAGAATTATTCAAAACTATTCCGCGCTAAATTTGATAAAGCATTAGAAATCTATGAACAACAGAAATCGCTACGAAAATCTTAGAATCGACTGCCTGGCGGATGTTGACCCGGTTGCCGTTCAGCATTCATTGACTCTTACGGACTCGAGGGACGAGCAGATTACAATCAATACATCATGCCTGCCGGATGGATTGTGGGTCTACGGCTACCTGGTCTATTGGCATAATGGCCGGGTGTCGACGAGCAATCCATCGGCCGGGAATGGGCTGTTCCGCTCGCAACGGGAGGCCCAACTGCATGCAGTCGGATTTATGCAGTTGTATCTCAGATTTTTCACGGAACAAACCCGGGAGGCCCTGCATAGGGCTGAAAACAAGTTGATTCAAACATCATTATTTTAAATATTTATCCATCATGTCAAAACTTAAGTTTCTTTCCATTCTATCCCTGTTCTCCTTATTCGGGTGCGCGAAATCCGACCGGGCGACAACGGCAGCTCCCGCTCTCGACCGTGGCGTTGATGCCCTTGCACTTCCAGCAGGATTCTCTGTCGTCGAGCGGCAGCCACAAGGATATTTTATCCGGCTCGCTTCTTCGGAACGTGCTCCTGTCGGCACAATCCGAACAATCGCCGCCTCTCTCGATGGCAGATTCGACCGCATCGACTTCTGCCTTAATACCTCCCATGAGCGTGGTGACGAATATGCCTCTGTCATCGACGACAAGCTCTACGACTACGAAAACGACAATATAACTCGGCTCCAATGAACTGCGAATTACCTCCTACTATTAACGAGATTATATTCAATCGCCCTGTGCCGCGCAAGGCTTCCCGCTTGTGGCTGGCAACAAACTTCAACTTCCATGTTGGTCAGGTTGTATTGTTTAGTGTGCTTGGTTGTCCTCGCCGAGGTGAAATTACCTCCTGTGAAACCGACGATTCATCCACTCCGTACTACCATATACTTTCCGATGGAGGCGTGTGGCATCGTCACATCCCCGAATCTGATATTATAAAATCTCTATGCTCATGAAACGAACAAACAAAACCTCCGTTGCCTATGCGCTCTCGGTACTCCTGGCGCTGGCTCTGTTCTTTACCGGCCTCGTTCTGAAGCTCTGCGGCCTAATCTCGCTCTCGTGGTGGTGGATAACCGCCCCGCTGTGGGGCCTGTTGCTTGGCACTCTCCTTGTTCTCGGCGCTCTCTTCCTATGTGTGATAATATTATCTGCAGCCGCTGAACGTCGACGCAGTTGATGCACCACATAAAGTAAATCCAAACCAATTAAATTGCTAAAAACATATGAATATTTTTGATAAAATTCCCAATTTCGGTTTTAGTGCTGATGCAAACCGCGGGCAGCGCCGCGCACGCCCCGACATCATCGATGTCGAGTCCCAGGAAGTGAAAACCTCCTGCGATAAGCCTGAAGATGATAAAGTCGCCCGCGAAGAACAGATTGTCGCCGAGGCTTTCAGCCGGTCGGAAAACATCATGGCAAAATCTCCGATTGCTGCGATTCTTAATACAATAATATGGATTGAAGGCGCTAAGTGGGCCGACGAACACCGCCTCTCCGCATATCCCACCCGTCAGGATTGGACTTCTGCCGGACGGGATGCTTTGCACAAGCTCTTGCGGGAAATTTCTGAGGATGTGTTACAGGATCCGTTGCTTACCTCCGGCCTCTTCCTGACCTTTTGTGTTGGTGCGCTCTGGGCCGAAGAACACCCCGCGAATGTCTGAGCTGATAAAGCGGCGCAACGGAGTGGAATGGTATGCCGACGGCACCATTCTACTTCTCCGTTGCCCCAAATGCAAACGTGAGAACTATGCACTGGCTGTTGCCGATGGCGTGTGCTGCTGGTGCGGGTATAAACCGAAACCAATAAAAAATGACAAATCAAATTACCAAAATTAACGGCATTGACATTGTGACCGTTGAAAAGGGGTGGGGGCATTTACATCCCTATCAAACCGATATGCGATGCTATAGGCATTGCTTTCCCGGCTCAGTATTCAAAGATTCAAGAGGACGAATTCCTTGCATCAACCGTTACGATAATCGTAATGGTTGCCGCCGACAGCAAGGCGCGGGAAATGGTGTGCTTGCCTCTCCGCTACATCTACGGATGGCTGGCCACAATCAATCCCGGCAAAGTGGCCGAATCTGCCAGGGATGCAGTTATTCGTTACCGCCGCGAATGCTATGATGTGCTCTATGAGCATTTCACCGGCTCAATGCGGCGCACCATCCAAACGAACAATGCCGAGATTAAACTCCTGAAGGAAATCAACTCCGCCATTGCCGATGAGAAGGAGGCCAAGACCCGCAAGAAAAAAGCCGAGGAATCCCTGGCAAAACTCCGAAATGAGCGACTGAATCCTCAACCTTCATTATTCTCGTGACGGCATGATGAAATTTATCCAAAATGCTCCCGCCGGAGGGCCTGATGGGACGACCACATACGATGTACTCCTCGACAAACCTTGTACATTCGCGGAGCTTGCAGCCGAAATTCTAACTAAAAATGAATGGGGCTACATTCATTTTTGCGGCACTCGCATTGAATACAGATGCTCGGCCGTGAAGGATATTCGTGGCGATCTTCTGAAACTCCCGGTGAAGCAGGTGAAAGCCTCCGGGTCGTGGGGCCGTATGGACTATTACGTTGAGTAGCCATGGGCCAACTACCTAAAATCAAACATTCTCAACCACCTCCACCGCCTCGGAAGATGGCTCCACCTTCGCCCTGGCATAAAGTGGGCGAGGCAGAGCCGGAGGACTGCACCCCAGTGCTCATCAGGGTTTATTATAAATCCGCCAAGACAGGCAGGTTTACAGCCGAATTCGAGGTGTTTTACTACATGGCTCAGTTTGGTGGTTTTTCCTTCCATGAAAAGATAAACCGACGTTTGGGCTTGAAAGTCACCCATTGGATGCCAATTCCACAAGTTCCAAGCAAATAATAAGTATTGTAAAATGATTGAAACAGTTATAGAAATTAGTTTGGGTGTTATCGCCCTTCTGACAGGCCTTTCTCTTGGTTACTCCTGGGGGCGTCGGAAAGGTGAATCATCAGGTTTTGAGCGTGGCCTGCGCGCTCAAATAAGGACAAATGAAGCGATTCTGAACGAATCTCGCACCAAGTTTGAGCGCTACCAATGCTCTCGAAAGTTCTTCGTTCGCAGTTCCTGGGATATCGAAGACATTGAACTGGCCGCTACTTCGCAAGTGCATATGATGAATGAATCTATCATTGAATTACTGATGGCTAATAAAGTAATCAGGCCTTACATACTTTCACAAGAGTTGAATGGCAATGATATAGTGTGGACTGTTGGCATTTCACTATATTGTGCCCCGGACCCGGCAGCAACTGAGTTCGACCCGCTGCCTTTTATTCGGCGTCCGCCGAAGCCAAAATAAAAAAATGGCTCTACAATGAAATTTTTTCGCAGAATTATTTTGCTATTAAAAATAATAGCATTATCTTTGTATTGTAAATCAAACGAGAGAACAATGAAATACAGCGAACTCCACAAGCTGCTCAAGGAAATCGGATGTTATCCGATTAAGCATAAGCAGATAGCCGGGCACCCGGCCTGGTACAGTCCTATTACTGGTCGATACTTCCCTACAAGCAACCACGGGAGCGAGGAAGTAAAACGAGGAACACTGAAAAATATCCTCCGCGATTCAGGTCTGAAGCTCTAAAAGGAAGGGGCGAAAGCCCCTCCCTTTAACCAAATAAATCATCCATTTGTTATCAATATAAATAGCATATAGTTATGAACACCGTAAAAGTTTACATCGTCCGCGAAAATGACGGCACTTATTCTTCTTATATGGACGATAAGGCAAATCTGCCTTACGGTCTGGTCGGCGAAGGTGCCACTGTGGCCGAAGCTATGGCCGAATGGAATCAAGCCTATAACGATATGAAAAAACTCTTTGCCGAGGAAGGAAAGGAATTTGTAGAGGCTTCTTTCACATTCGCCTATGATGTGCCTTCATTTCTTCTCTATTACGCCGGAAAACTTACCTATGCCGGCCTTTCAAAATTAACTGGAGTGTCGGCTGCTCAGCTCTCTCAGTATGCCAATGGCTACCGCAATCCCTCTCCTAAGACAACAGAAAAAATTCAGACAGCATTACACGCTTTCGGAAATGAATTGAGCCAGTTGCAGCTCGTTTGATTTACACCTACATTGTTCTCGCTGGCTCTGCCCCCGCCCATCACGGCGGGGGCATTTTGTTGTGTCACCGATTTGTCGTAGATTTGTGGCGTATAACCATTCTATTCTATACCATGACTCCTTCATTCATTTTCTTTCACGCCGAAAACGTGAACGAGGCGCAAAATAGCATTTGCCACCTCATAGTAATCCCGGTGGTGGACGGCCAGCCGGAAACTCCGATGGAGTTTTTCTTCAACCCGGAGGCCCCGTTCCTCAGGGTGATGTCAGGCATCTCTCGCTCGCAGGTAGAGTCATTCGCTCCATTCTCGATCCAGTGGCCGCGAGTTCAGGAGCTGTTCAGCAAGTTCGACATGGCCATCTCGTCGGCCGAAGGATACTCCGCCCGCTCCCTCTATGGCTCTCTTACTCGTTTGGGTATTGATTTCAAGCCGATAGCCTATTGTAACGCCAAAGCAATATGTCGTCGTACCCTCAACGAGCTTGCTTATAGCTTTGACTACCTAAGTTATAAGCTTTACAACGACTGCATATACACTGATAATCCCGTAAGTATCGCCATACGCTGGTGCAATCTGGCGCTTCGTGGACTCTCGGAAGTTAACGAAGATAACTTCGCCGAGTTCTTGAATAACCATAAGATTAAGCCGGGGCTTATCGCCAAGGACGAGTTCGTCCCTTCTCTCTGCATCCGTGACTACTCACACCGCAAGGAGCAAGTCTTCGACCCGTCCAGTGTGGCCGTCGATGCCCTCCCCGACAATCCTCTGTTTGGCATGAATGTAGTATTTACCGGGAAAATGGAATCGATGAAGCGCGATGAGGCGAGAGCAGCCGTTGTGCGTATTGGTGGCAACGCCCCCGACCGACTGACGCAAGAAACTGACCTCCTCGTTGTAGGAGTCCAGGATCTTCGCGTTGTCGGCGAGAAAGGGCTCAGTGGAAAAATGAAAACCGCTGAGAAATATCGTGCTGCAGGCTGCCCCATCGAGATTATTGATGAGTCTGATTTCATCGAAATGCTTGGTCAAAATAATATACCTCAAAAGCCCTCAACCCCGCAACATGTACTGGACCTCATACCTGACGAGAAACTGCCGGATGCATTGGCGGCGCTTGAGCGATTTCACGATGCTTTGAGCGCCGAAAAATAAATTTCTGCGAAATTATTTGGCAGAGTCGCTGCATTGTCTAACTTTAAAAATAAATATCTCATATGAAAAGAATACATTATCTTTTGCCAACTCTTATGGCATTAACATCTTGCACTGTCAACGATGAAGGCGAGTTTGAACTGACATGGCTATTTTGGGCTATTATCATTGGCTTTGTTGTGTTTGTGATAATTGGTATATCCAGTAACAACAAGGAGGCTGCTGAGCGTGGTATTTCTGTAGAAGAACTCCTGGAGGAAAAGAAACAGAAAATTGAAAAGCAAAAAATGGCAGAGGGCTTTGAGGTTGAATATCTTGGTGGTTATCCAAAGTGGGCTAACCCCGGCAAAGTCAAATTCAGCATCGAGAACTCTGATATCCATCTTACGCGCGGAACTGAATGTATGACAATCACCAAAGATTCGATTGTTGCTATTTCTAATGAAAAATCAGGACACAGAAGTGCTGGTAAAACAGCAGCCGGAGCCATAGTCGGCGGCGTTCTCACAGGCGGAATTGGCCTGATTGTGGGTGGTGCGCTCGGTGCTCGCAAGAAGGATACGTCAGAAGTGTATATCACATACAAGTATAATGGCATAGAACTTACATTGAACCTGAAGCCGGGCAAAAATACGGATAAAGTCTATTCTTGGATTAATTCAGTGTTCGCTTAAAAGTTTTTCTGCAAAATAATTTGGCAGTGTCGCCGCATTGTCGTATCTTTGTGGTGCTACATTCACGGTGATTAGTTCACCTCGCAGAGCGCGGTTAATGCTCGATAACTTTAGCGGGCTTTTTTTATGCCCGGACATATCAGTCATATGCGGCTGGCACCGATTTCATTGAAGCGCTCCTATGAGTGAACTATCGTGAATGTAGCAACGGTGTCAGCCGTTTTTTATGTTTAATGCTACATTCACGATAGTATGTATCAAACCATTCTATTCAAAGCGCCCGGGCGGCGCTCTAACTCGCCCGTCGTGATTCTCAATGCGCTGTCGATGCAGCGCCGGTCTTCATCGGATATGTCCCGGCTGCTGCGCCTGCTGGCCGACGCCGGGCGCGCTGTCGCCGGCGCATGTCACCGCCCCCGGCGGATTGTGCAGGCTCTCTTCGGCGGCCGCGCAATCGTGGCCGCGATGACCCTGAGCTGTGCCGCCATGCTGTGGCACATCGTCAGCATAGCCGACACCATCGAGGCTCAGCGCGCCACGGCCGTCGACGGCATGCTCCTCATGCCTTGGCTCATCGCCGGCGCCATCCGCGTCACCATGGCCGACCGCAAGGCCGCAGCACAGAAAGGAGGTAAGGCATGAACGGATTCACTGAGGACTTGCTCAACTGTGTGGCCGACTGGATTGTTCGCAACTGGAAGAAACGTGGAGAGAATCTCCCTTATTTCGTAGCTCAGGTCAAGGACTTCGGGCTTGCTGTGGCCGACCTTGACCACTATCTCGCAGAGAAAGGCGATACGTGCGCCATCTGCGTAAATCATGTGTTCGCAGCCATTGTTTACGAAGCCGTTCAAAACGGCTCGTACCTCGGCCCGGCAAAGGAAGGAGGTGCCGAATGATGTTCTTCTTCGATACCGTTCAGATATTCTCGACATCCGGGAAGTCCGGGAAAGGTCAGTTCTTACAACAAATAGCCAAGCGTTTCGAGCACATCCTTGTACAAGGAGATGACGCGCCTGTTAAAATCTCATTGGCTTTGCAGGAGCAAGCTACTATTGCCGACAGCAGATTCAAAAGAGGTCGCGCTACGTATGTCGACTGTTACATTGACCCCTCCGGCAATTATGGCCAAATAACGGCCCGCCCGGTATCTGACTCTGTGGATTTCGACAAGCAGCCTTATTTTCGTATATCCTTTCATAAAGTTGCACGAACCGCCTCAATCCCGGAGGCTTTTGCCCTGACGAAAGGAGGTGCCGAATGAGCCGCTTGACTTCCCGTCCCATAATCACGATTGAGCACAGCGCTTTCGACGACGAAATCTCCGGCTGCGTCATCCTCCACCCCATCATCCGCGCCGAAGCCGACGGATATTCCCTCGGCACTCTCGCCCTTAGCGAGATGTCCGACCTTCACCTGCTTCGCGCACGCATCGACGAGTTCATTTTTAACAATAATATTGACATGGAAGAAACAGACGACACAAACTTCAAACCACCCTTCACTGACATCGTCGAAGGCTGCCTCTCCGGCTACAAACCCATGAACCGGGCTAACTTCGACCCCAGGACTATGACCGTGCGCACATCGCAGGAGATAATCCTCGATCTGGCCGATATGCTCGACATATCGCTCAACGATGTCGCCGCCGTCATGAGCTATCTCGGCTATTGTACATGCGTGGTCGATCACAAGGTCGGCTGGCTGCTTGGACGCGAAAGCTCCGGCGAATGAACTATTCTTTTTACAGCAGCGTGCTGATGCGCTGACGTATGAATCTGCAATGAAAATGGCGCAGCGTTTCACAACGTTGCGCCATTTTTATGGTAGCCGGAGGGGGATGGCCGGTCAAACCATTCTATTGTGCTTGTATCTATTGGGATGCTTGTGACAGTTTTACATCACAGGAGGGAAAAGAAATACCATTGTACAATGCAAAAGTACTCATTGTCAATGTCTGACGCAAGCTTTTTGAGCTTGAGTTAGCGACACTTCGCCCTGTTTTTAGGCGCGCCCCCGCACCCCCTCAGGCATGTATATGGATGCAGTGTGCAGCCGTACGGTGGCACCACGGCACAAGCCGGGATATTCAACCGGGAGGGGGGAGGGGAGGACATTGCCCCGCACATCGCAGGTCGGTGCCGGGGAGTGTGTCCCCGGACAGTGCCAGGTAACATGTCCCCGGCGTGCGGGTGTAATTGTATGATTATCCAGGGATTATGCTACTTGCGCGGCATTCTCTATAATAAATTTTTTTCTTACGCCTATGGAGGAAGAAATAAGAGTACATTCGTGCAATATAGCGGTTTACAATTGTAAATCAGTGATTTAAGAGCGCACTATTTTTGCACTTTTGCGCACGATTGCACGCCTGCACAAATTCGCAACTCCCACGTACAATCCGCCGCACGATTTCAATGCCTAAAAGTGCGCCCATAACGTGCTGGTATTTAGGCTAATCCTATAAAAGTGCACAATTGCACAGCGGATATGCACCTGCCTGGTGAAAAGCTGACTCAATCTATTTGAGAAGAAAATCTACAACTGTCTGCTTGATGATTAAACTAATTGTGTAGTTTTTTTATAACTTTGCAGGTGATAATCAATACAATCGTTTAATTCAATGTCGCAATACACCCTTCACCTCAAAGCCCCGGATTACCTCGACCAATGGCTACGTCATGACTTTTGGGACGAAGAATCACGGCGTGTTGTTTTTCCGCGAGGCTCCGCCCCCCGCGCTGTTCTCCAATCGCTCCTGCGTCGGCCTCCGCACAATTATTATGAAGCTCCGAACCCGGAGCTGCTGCCGGTGGAGGTCCCTTCGTTCAAGGGAATCAATGCCGCATCGTTCAACTACCTCTCCCATACGGGTCGCGCCGCGCTCATTTCTGCCTGCAAGAAGCTCTTCCAGGCTACTCTCTTCAATGAGCTGCACGAGCTCTTCGCGCACGATGTCCAGATTACCGACATCATTTATGATTTCATGGACCGTCATGGCATCGACCGAACCGAAAAAAATTGGGAAACCATCAGGCAGATGTACTCCCGCATGAGAAAAAAATCCGCACGCTGACTGTCGGAAGAAAAGCCCGTACACCGATTGATTAAAATATGTTAAAACTCGTTGACTTCGCAGCCGATTTTTACCAAAATGCCCGAAGCTAACGAAATGACCATTTCACCCACACAACAAGCCATGAGCAACTATTCATTACCCGGCATTAGGAAAATACAGATTGTACGCTGCGCGGATCTTGACGCCGGCCTGATGATGCACTCCATCTGCGGATGCCTCGTCAAAATCTACGCTCCCGCGGAGGATGTCGCGTTCTGCGCCAAGCCTCTCCTGTCGTGCGAAGGTACAATAGTCAATGGCATACGTCAGGAACGAAGTACGCTCCAGTTCGCCACCACGCGCCATCTGCCGGAAGGGGAACATCTTGCCTTTGTCGTAACGGTCGCCGATGGACGGCAATTCCTCATCGGGTCGCGCGAAGGCCGTTTCCCCGTAATCGAGTACTCCGATACAAGCGGCGAAGTCGGTCGTTCGGCCTCTGTCCGTACATATAAAATTTCACACATAGCCCGAAAGTCTGTACTGCCCTGCGTCTTATAGTCTTTTAGCCCGCTCCTGCGGGCGGGTAATTTCACGGCATAGAATCATCGGCAGCGCCAGGACGGCGCCGCCGATGGAAACAAATCAGACTCTATGCCGAAAAATTACCATCTCTTCCTCAAAGGCTCTGTCGGATATTGGAATTTCAATGCCGACATGGTCAACTACGTCCTTGACAAACACAAGGATTCCGAGGTACACGTCCTGATTGATTCACTCGGAGGCGATGTCGCCACCGCTCTCTCCATCTCTTCTCTTTTCAATCTTCACGGCAACGTCCACTGCCACTATGTCGGCATGAACGCCTCTGCCGCCACAATCGCCTCGATGGGTGCGAAGCATATCTCCATCGATGCCGATGCGCTGTTCCTCGTGCACAAGTGCATGTGCCTCGTGCTCGAATGGGATTACATGAATGCCGATGAACTCGCCGCACACATCGCAGAGCTCGAAAAGCAGAAAAAGGACAACGAAACCATCGACGGATGCATCGCCGGCATGTATGCCAAGCGATGCAAGAAGACAAAGGCCGAACTCCTGGAGCTGATGAAAACCGGGGCATGGCTTACTGCAAGACAAGCCCTCGAATGGGGATTTGTCGACGAAATCACAAACGAGGCCGGGGATGCCAAGCCCGTCCTTACCGACTCTACGGCCTCGCTGATTGCCGATGCCGGCATTCCCATGCCTCCGATTGAAGTGAAAAAAGGCTCGTTCCTCGAACGGCTCATCAAGGCCTTCTCCGGCCAGTCCAATCATGAACCCGCCGCCGATGGCTTTATGCCGGAGGCTGCACAACACTCTACTCAAATGTCAAAAGTTTTCACCGCTGTCACGGCCCTGCTTGGCTCAGCTCCGGCAGTGGCCGATGGCTCTGTGGCCATCTCCGAGGACCAGCTCGACAAGATCGAGTCGGCCCTGGCCGCCCATGACGCCACCGTGGCCGACCTCAACACCAAAATCGCCGAGAAGGACAGCAGCATCGCCGACCTTGAGGCGAAAGTAGCTGACCTCGCCAAAGAACCCGCCGCCGGCACAGGCGACGTCACACAGACTACCGAAGCCGAGGTTGACCCCGACAAGGTAGCCGCCGCTCTTCTCTCCATGATTCCCTAATCCATCCCAAATCTCTCTCCAATGTCTGACGTAAAAATCAAAATTACGGATGCCATGCTCGAGGACTACAAGAAAACCTGCGTCAAGTGGGATCCCGTCCTTCAGCAGCTTCCTATCCGCGCCGCCGGCGACGTCCTGAAATACTTTCAGCTGGTGCGTGGCCTCCGCGGCAAACGACGCTTCGGCGCAATCTCCGGCAATTCTCAGTTCGCACCATTCAAGAAGAACCGCTCGTCGGAGGCTTCCGTCGACATCGACTTCCGCGAGATTGAAACATTCCACGGCAATGTCGTCGAAACATTCTCGCCTGTCGACTACATCGACCTGCCTATCGGCTACGATGACCCGGTAATCACCGAGGCCATCAAGAAAGCCGGCTCGACGCTGCTTGTGCTCGCTCAGCTCGTCAAGGCTCGCGGTCAGCATATCGCGCAGGCCGCTATCACCGGCAAGCGCAATCCTGAGGGTGATACCACGCTCGACCTCTGCGACGGCCTTCTGACTATCGCAGCTCAGGAAATCGAGGCCGGTACCATCTCCGAGGAAAAGGGCAACCTTTTCAAGGTCAAGGATGCTGTCACCAACGCCAATGCCTGCGATATTGCCAAGGAAATCCTGTTCTCGTCGAATGCCTTCCTGCGCCGTGAGAACAACGTGATGCTTTGCTCGACGGATTTCGCCGACAAGTATAACGAATCCTACCTGCTGACGCATAACGGCATCACGTACAATACGCAGTATGACCAGCCTTACGTCGAAGGTTCGGCCAAGAAGCTGACCCTTGTCGGCCTTCCCGAGCTCGACGGCACCGACAAGGCCATCATCACCCAGACGAGCAACCTCCTCGCCGGCATCTACAACCAGGGCGATGCGTCCGCCGTCGACATCATGCGCTCGGGCCACTACGACCTCTCCATGGCCTCCGATATGTGGCTCGGCTTCCAGTTCCGCACAATCGACCCGCGCCGCCTCCGCATCATCGACTTCGCTGCCGCCTAACCTCAAACCATCAGAATTATGTCCGATCCTGTAAAAAAAGGCTGCTTCGGCACCCTCAGATCCCTCCCCTGGTGCCAGGGCACGCCGGTCATTCCCGGCATCAAGAAACGAGCCTACATTGTCACCACATCGGAGATTGTGGGCTATCCCACGCTCCCTGTCGATGAACTTGGTCGTCCCACCTCATCGACATACGAGGGCAAATTCACCCTTGCCGAGGGCGCCAAGTTCAAGGTCTACGACCATCTGCCCGACAAAGCCGAGTTCAAGGGCGAATCCCAGGGAGAGGAACCCTCGAAAACATTCAAGGTTTCAGCCACGCTCGTATGTCCCGGAATCGACGAGGATTCCGCAGCTGCCACGGCCACGCTCAACGCCTCGCATGTCATCGCCATCGTCGAAGACATGAAAGGCAAGTTCCGTGTCATCGGCTGTGAGATGTATGACGGTGCCACGGCGACAATCACCCGCGATAACGGACAGGGTGCCACCGGCACTGCCGGCACCACCATCGCCCTCGAAGCCTCCGACATTGTTGACGCTCCATTCTACACCGGCCCTATCGAAACGGAAGATGGAACAATCAACGAAGCACCCTGACGCTGTTCCCACCGATAAGAACACCGGGAGCCTGATGCCGGATGTCACCGCAATCCTTTCGGATTTCGCGCTGGCTGACGGCTCACCGGCTCTCGGTGATCTTTCTTTAGGAGCCAAAGATATTTTCGCTGTCGGGCGCCGCAAAGGCTGGGACAAGACTGCCGAGGCCCGTTGCAACTTTGATTTCCGCCCGCGCCTAACTCCACGGGCCGGCTTGTGGTTTCTGTCCTTATGGCAGAAATCGACCATGGGCCGCACTCTCTCCGAAATCAAATCCGATCCGGCGGAGATAACGCATTTTGCCGAAGCCGTGTCGGACTTCCTTGTAAAGTTACTCGGCCCATCACTCGCTTCCGGCCATTGGTGCATCTGCACCTCGCCAAAGCGCCGCCATAAGGAACGGAATTTCGCCACGCTTATCTGCGAGGCCATCCAAGGGCGCCTGCAGATTCCCTTCTATGAGGATGTCGCACTGTGCCAATCCCGTCAGCGAATCAATGCAGCCTTCACCCTCAACGTGTTGCCGCGCGAACCTAACGTAATTGTGTTCGACGATTTCGTCACCACCGGTTCAACCCTTAAAGGCATGCACGAATTACTGCTGCCCTACGATAAAACCCTGCTCTTCGTGGCCGGGATAAACAACAAACTCTGAACTGCCGGCCGTGCCATCCCCGGCCCTACAGATACACTGAATGCCTTATGATTAATCTTGAACTTACCCCACAGATAAAAGAATGGCTCGACACCGAGCCGTCGGAGCGCGACATCATGGCCGGAGCCGAAATGCTCTTGCGCGTCACCCGCAACCGCATCCTATACGGCAACATCATGCGCAATCCTGCCGCCTACGCCGGAGCGCTCGAATATCATCTGAATAAAATCTACATGCAGCGCCTGCAGGACATCACCCATGCGCAGGTGAACGCCATGATGACAGAAGTGGGTACCATTGCCCGAACGCGCGGGCTCGCCTCCGGCGATGCCGTCAATACGCGTTCGGCTTTTCAGCTCGGAAAGCGTGCGGATCATGATGAACTGCCGCAGGAAGTGCAGCAGCTGTATGAGCAGAATGCCGACATCATGCGACGCATGCGCGACATACATACGAGAATCAGGATGATTAGCCCTGAAAATTCCACTTGCCCGGACTCTGACCGATACCCCCTGGCCAAGCACCTTATCGAACTTGACGGCATCTATAGGGACAACTGGAACAAGTACGACCACTACATAAAAGGAAGTCCCATCGCTGCGACAGTCATGGCCGTTGATCCCCGTTCGGAATCGAAGAATGCCGCAAAGCTTTGCAATCTTCTTCTCGGTAAATATGCCAGGACGGCAGATGAAGCTCTCGCAGAGCGTATCCGTGAAGCCTATAGTAAGATAGACTCCCCATCGGAGCGTCTGCGCATGAAAATGCGGACTGCAGGCCTGATTGAATGACATGTAAGAATCTCACCCGCAGACATGCCCGCTACCGCCTCAATCGCCGACACGCTGCGCCCGCTGTCCGACACACCGCACCAGGCCTATCTGAGCAATTCGCTGCAGGTGGCCGACATCCTCAGATGGATACTGACACAGACAGGCCCTGCCGATGTGAAGATGACCTCCTTTTCCATCTCCGAGGAGTTCCTGCGCCGCATATTCTTCATCAAGAAGGAAAAACTGGTGCGCAAGCTCGACATCGTCCTGGACTTCAAGGCCACGAACAAGACACTTATTTTGTGACCCTTCATAGCGCAGACAGTCCAGAACTGCTACCTCGCCGACAACCACTCGAAGCTACTCCTTGTATCGAACGACAGCTGGAAAGTCGCCGTGGTCATGTCGCAGAACCTTACCCGCGGCAACCGCTATGAGTCCGGCTCCATAACCACAGATCACGCAGTATTCGACAATCTCGACCGACAGCTGCAAACATTGATAACCCGGCAATCCGTCCCATTCCATGAAATATTCGCACGAACAATTGACAGTGATTGAGCAGATGGCGGCCCTGTATATACCCCCTACAGAAATCGCCATTACACTTGACGTCCCCGAACTCGAGTTCAAGACCGACATCAACAGCTCTGACCATCCGGCCCGCAAAGCCTATCTCAAAGGCAAACTTTCCCAAAAGATTGAAATCCGCAAACAGATGGCCATACTTGCCCGTGTCGGCTCCCCGGCTGCACTGGAAATGTCAGAGCGCGCTCTGCTCGACATGGAAGACGACGAATAAGCTCTGAACCATGGCAACCACACTCTCACCTGTCGAAGCCTGCAAGGCCGACCTGTTCACCTCGTCCGACGAGCTGTGCGCCAAATACCCCGTGCCGCTCGCCGAGCGGATCATGCGTCTGCGGGAAATGTATAACTACTGGCTCGCCAACCCTTCGATGAAGGACCGCCAGCTGCGCGACCAGATAATGTCGCGCTACGGCGTGTCGCAGTCAACGGCATATTCCGACATATCCATCATTCATCAGCTCGTCCCCCTGCTGGCGAATAACTCGCGGGAATACCACCGGGCAAGAGCCAACGAGATGCTCTCCGAAACATACGCCATGGCAAAGGCCCGCAAGGACACAAAGACCATGGAGCGCGTCATATCAACGTATGGCAAGGTCAACAACCTCGACAAGCCCGACGAGTTCTCCCCGCAGTATGACCTCATACCCGTTCAGCCATTCATCCCCTCGACTGATCCACGTGTCCTCGGTATCGAACCAATCCCCGACATCTACAACCACATCGCCAACCTTACAAAGGATCTGATGCGCGACCACCGCGACATCGTCGACGTCGAATTTGAAGAAGCAGACCTTGAGGAATCACACCTTTTCGCCCCAATACCCGATGGAACAAGTCAATCCCAAAGCTAAGCCGGTTTACTTCAACCGTCCGCAGCTCATGGCACAGTTCATTGCCGCCCGCACAACCGTCATTGTCGCCGGACGCCGTACCGGCAAAACCGACTCAATCGCCGCTCCATTCGCGCTGAAGATGATGCAACGCATGCCCGGATCCACCGGCGGAATTGTCGTGCCTACATTCAAGCACGGTCTGACAAACACGCTCCCCGGGCTTTTTGCGGCCTGGGAGCGCTGGGGCTATAAGAAAGGCATCCACTATGTCGTGGGCCGCAGGCCACCCAAGACATTCGCCAAGCCAATCACAGAGCCGGAGGAATGGGAAAATGTCATATCATTCTACAACGGATCTGTCGCCGTCATCCTCTCCCAGGACCGCAAGGGAGCGGCAAACTCGCTGACCCTCTCATGGCTGCTCGTGGACGAGGCGAAATTCATCGACCCCGTCAGATTGCATCAGGAAACACTCCCGGCCAACGGCGGCATAAAATCCCATTTCTCCCGCCACTCCTTCAACCACGCCATGCTCATCCTGTCAGATATGCCGCAGAGCAAGAAAGGCTCATGGTTCCTTGACTACGAAAAGGACATGAGGCCCGAGCTGATACGCGCGATTGAGGGTGGGGTGTACGAGCAGTGGAGGCAGAAGCAGAAAATAATGGAGATGCGCAAAAAAGGTATTGAGCCCCCGCAGTACCTCCGGGGACACCTGCGCCGGCTCGATGCCAACATCAACAAGCTGCGCTCCGTGGCCACATACTATCATGAATATTCGTCGGTGGAGAACGTGCAGCTCCTGGGCGAGCAATACCTGCGCGACATGAAGCGCAACCTTACGCCGCTGACATTCCAGACATCGATCATGTGTCAGAAAATCGGCATCGCACGCGATGGATTTTACTCATCGATGAAAGAGGACCACAAATACAACGACAGTGACTTTGAATATCTCGACAACCTCGGGTATGAATTTGCGCCCGAGGCAATGGACTGCAGGGCTGACCGCGACCTCGACCGTTACCGTCCGATCTGTATAGGCATGGACTACAATGCAAACATCAACTGGATTGTGGCCGGACAACCCGATGAACGACTCGGACGTTTGAACGTCCTCAAATCGTTCTACGTGAAATACGAACGCAAGATTCCGGCACTCGTGGCCGAGTTCTGCCGCTACTATTCCGCCCATAACTGCAAGACGGTCGTATTCTACTACGACACAACAGCTCTTGGCTCCAACTATGCCGTCAACAGCATTGACTTCCGATACACGATCATCGACGAGTTTGAGAAACACGGTTGGCATGTCGTCCCCATTCCGCTGGGCAATCCCATGCGCCACGATGAGAAGTACAACCTGATCAACCGAGGCTTTGCCGGACTCAACCGTCTTACGCCATACTTCAACAGGCAGAACAACGATGACCTGATCCTTGCCGTGCAGACGGCCGGCGTCAGCCGTGGCCGACTCGGCTTCCAAAAGGATAAATCCGGCGAAAAACTTGCCGAAACCGAGGACGACCGCCTCGAACTGCGAACCGACGGCACCGACGCTTTCGACACCCTGTATATCGGTTGTGAGAACCGCCCATATTCCGGCGCCGCCATTATTGACGTGACAGGAATCATGTAGCCATTCCGTCTTTTGCAGCTCCGCTGCCCGGACATAACTTTACCACGCAATCACAAAACACCCTCATCCTGATATGCCACACGTTGTCACCACATTCCGCCGTACACTGACCGTCCAGTCGGTCCTGGCATTCCTGCTGATCATATTCGGCATGGTCGTCGTCATGGTGGCCCTGTATATGCCACCGGTCGGCGAGATTCACCCGACCGTCATCACCGTTTTCGGTATGCTTCTTGTCGCTGCCGGAGCTTTCATCGGCATCGACCTCAATGCACAACTCAAAGCCTTCGTCCGCACGCTGCAGGACAAGGACATTGGAAGCGGCCTATCCCATCTCCCATCTGCGACACGTACAGAAAAATAAAGACTACTGTCATGAAACCATTCGAACTGCGCCTCGCCGAGCATCACGCGCGAAACGCCCGGCACCTTAAAAAACTCAGAAATTTCGTGCAGGATCCTGTCCGCTTCTCGCGCATCAGTCCTGACGAACAAGAACTGATTAAGCTGCAAATCGCTAATATGGCACGCCTCGATGAAATCCTGATGCAGCGTATGCACTTACATGATATCCCCGTATGATGCGAAAAATTGACAAAATCATCATCCATTGCTCGGCCACGCCCGAAGGCAAGGACTTCACCGTCGAGGACATTGACCGTTGGCACCGTCAGCGCGGCTTCAATGGCATCGGTTATCATGCCGTCGTGTATCGCAACGGCTCCGTAGCGTGGGGACGCCCAATCCCGCAGGTAGGAGCACATTGCAAAGGCCATAACGCGCACTCAATCGGCATCTGTTATATCGGAGGCGTGGCCGCCGATGGCTGTACGCCCAAGGACACGCGGACGCCGGAGCAGAAGCAATCACTGCGCGAGCTGGTAGCGGAACTCCTCGAACGCTTCCCGGGGGCAACCGTGCATGGTCATTATGAATTTGCTAACAAAGCTTGTCCCTCATTCAAAATATGCGACCTCTGATTCTCCTCCTCCTCCTGATCGCTCTGCTCCCCGGAATCTGCTCGTGCCGTTCCTCCATGCATGTCGAGTCAAATTCCGCCGATTCCACCAACGTCGTCATCGCCCGGTACACCAGCGCCATCTCAACCGACGAAATCCTCTCGATAATCAATTCATCTCGAGAGCTTGACATCTCCGGCATCACGGTTGAGTTTTACCCGCCCGTCATTGATGGAGTCGCCTGGCTCGGCCAGGACTCGGCGCACCCCGATATCAGAGCGGCCCCCAAATCCCTGTCAATCGATAACGCCAAAGCCCGCGAACAAGCACAAGCGGCCACGCATCAGACAGCCGCCACGGCCGGGGAGGACACTGTAAATGTCCAACTCCGCCAAAGCGCTGCTCAGATGCGGACCTCCGACTCCGCCACCGATACGCTCCGGCCGGCTGACTGGGTTACGCTGATCTCGATTCTAACAGCTGTCATAATTCCGGCTATCATTATCATCATATACAAACTACGACGATGAAAATCTGTACCGACAAACGCGGCTACGACAAACTGCTCCACTTCGTTACGGGTCTTGCCATCAGCCTTGTCGCCGGCATTGCATTCGCCTTCATCCCGCCGCACATGCCGTGGTACTCAGTGCTCGTGGCGCTGGCCACGGCAGCGCTGATTGGCTGCCTTAAAGAAGCCCGTGACTCCCGCTCTGCCTCCAACCACTTCTGCGTGTGGGATTTTCTGTGGACGCTCTCCGGCGCCGTCGCAGTGTGCTGGCTCCCATGGCTTGCCGCCTACCTTCTTGTCCTTTACGGAAGTTCGGCTTAGAGCACCGGCCATCACTCAGGCACTCATTCTCCCTCTCTCTTCACAGGTCGCACCCGATTAATCCCGGGGGCGACCTTTTGCTTTTCTACGGTCTTACTAATTCCGGGAGTCCCCCTGCGGGTCGGGCTATCATGCTGCGCACCGGGCCAGGTGTCCCGGCCATAAGGTATCTATCCCTGACTCGGTTCTTTTGGTGAATCCTTGCCGTCTGCATCAGCAACGGCCGCTGTGTGGTGTGTGCAGCCATCTTTGTCTGTATTTCCAATCCATATTTCCGCCGGCTTGTCCCTCGAATGTGATTTGACGCTATTGACATCGCGAAGATAGGGCAGACACGCGCCTTGCAAATTAGGCTGCGCTTTGCGCGGAAAATCTTCCTCCCTGCGGCAGAGTATTTTCCTGCAAAAATTTGCGTCGTGGCGCTTTCGTCCACCCTTGTCTTGCAATGTAAAAGCTAAATCAAACTCGATAACAAGGACGAAAAATGAATCAAAACTTTAAGCAAATGGAACAGCCCACCCTCCCACAGAAGCCTGACAGCAAGAAATCCCTCAAAAGGGTAAAAGCTTCTCACCTCTCCTCCAATCCGATAAATGAACATTCAGAGTACGGACACTCCCATTTCGAGGTCGAAGTACACAAAGCATTTTTCCGCATTTTTAATCTCTAAATCCAATTCCAATGAATACATCTGTAAATGCCACTGCCGCAAATAAATTCGTAGTTCCTGCTTTTGTTGACGCAAACTTTATATCGGGCCGGTTATCGGTATGCGTATATCATATGGCCGAGAGCACCACTACGGAGCTTGTCAACTTCTCGAACGCAGCCAATGCGCTTAACTACGCATTCTTACTCAAAAAACGCCATGGAATTACAATCGCCAAAAGAGCATTTGACCTTATACTTTGGGAAATAAAAAGGACAGGAGCGGTCAGTACGCGCGCTAAGGCCCGAGCTCAGGCCAAGTCTGAGGATGTGCAGGATTTGAAGCCCGATTATATCCCCGTCAAATCCAACTCGCCGACAATGAAACAATACGATGAAATGAAGAAAAAACATCCCGATGCCATCCTACTTTTCCGTGTGGGGGATTTCTATGAAACATTTGCCGAGGATGCGCAGGCTGCCTCCGAAATACTCGGAATAACTCTCGTAAGTAGAGCGAATGGCCGCAAAGGCAAAATCCAGTTGGCAGGCTTCCCGCATCATGCCCTCGACACGTATCTTCCGAAATTGGTGAGAGCAGGCAAGCGTGTCGCAATATGTGAGCAACTTGAAAATAATTAAGACACTACCATTGACACAAATTAAATCATGATGACAACAGAAAATCTCATGCGCGTACACGGATATGACTGCAACACTTGTCACCCTGCCGTATATGTCGGCACATATCATAAGTATGACTGCGGCTCTATATATGGCGCATGGCTGGACCTTACATCATTTGCGGATTATGAGGATTTTAAAGAAGCATGCCGCAGCCTGCATGATGATGAAAATGACCCCGAATTTATGTTGCAGGATTATATGAATTTCCCGCGTGATTTTTACTCGGAATCAATGCTTTCTGAAAAAGATTTTGACTCGATTCTCGAATATGCTGAACTGTGCGACAAATACGGATGCGAGGCAATTGACGCATTTGTGAGCATATCCGATACTCCCGATTTGGGGCGTTTTGAGAACACATATCTCGGGGAGTGGGACAGCATGGAGGACTTTGCAGAACATATTCTTGACGAATGCTATCCTGACATTCCCGAATTTGCCCGCCGTTACTTCGACATCTCGGCCTTTGCTCGGGAGCTCTTTTTCGATTATTGTTTTGAAAATGGATTTGTGTTTGATTTCAACCGTTGAATGAGCCCTTTGCTCCAAAGGCTCGTCCGCCTGCGATATGGAGGACGGCCTTTGGGGCGACCGGCGCGGCTCGCGGATTCTCAGAGTCCGACCGCGAGCCGTTTGTCTTTTGATGGCGGCAAGACCATGGATAGCTTTGCACCATGGCAACATCGATAATGACATACCTTCCGGCGGATGGCTACTGCATGACCGCACAGCTCGGAGTCATAAGGGCGCGGACCGACAAGCCAAAAATCCAGGTGCAGCTCGTCCGCGACCCCGGTGGTGCCGACGATGTCTTCTTCAGCACCACACTCTATGCTTTCGGCAATGTCGTGGAGCTTTATGACGCCGGGCGCCTCATCGAGGACCGTTTCCGAACACTCGGCCGGATTACGGACAGCGTTGCCGTCGTATTCGACGGAGTGTCCGCCCGCTTCCGGGCCCTGTACTGCTCCCATGATCTGGGCATCGACTTCGATTGCACATCCACATTCTGGACGTCGTCCGCCACGGCCGTCGTCCACCGCAATTCCGCGATTTGCCTCGCCCATCATGACGACGGGTCGTCGCTCTACCGTGTGAATCTCGTCGGTCGAAGCGCCGATGGCAGTTTGGCCGTGGCCGAAGCTGAATTTACAAAGGCGCCCGTAGCCCAGTATGTGTTCTTCTCCGTCGACGAAATCATAAAATACGCTCTTGACGGAGCAACCCCCGGACATGAAATCTCCGAACCGGCATATTTCTCCATAAGCCATGCGCAGCTGCGGAAAACATTCTATATCGTCGCTGATCCGTTCTATCTTACTTTCAGATTCCAGAACATGTTCAACGCCCCGGAGTACATCGACGTCGTGGGCCGGCTGACCGACAAACTCTCCGTCGAGCGTGGCCTCGCCGTGTGCGCCGGACGCGCCCGGCAATATGACAGGACTATCAACCGCAGCTACGAAGTCCAGACCGGCCCGCTGACCGCTGACCAGGCCCTTGCTATCGGCCAGCTCATCGCATCCTCCGGCGTGCAGCTCTGCGCCGCATCCCAGGACTACGACGTCCTGATAACGGACCATGAATGCTCGACCGATAACGACGACACAAGTCTGCGCTCCGTCAAGTTCACATTCCGTTTCGCCGGCAACAGTCCAATGATTCTCGAATCCGAACTCGGCGCACTCATGCCCGCGGCCGGCCGTGTATTCTCCCAACAGTTCACAGCACAGTTCTCATGACCCGCAAAGCCATCCATATCTCCCAGGCGCGCAAAATGCTTGATCGTGGAGCTCCCGTAGCTCTGACCGTCGTACGGCTGAGCAATGGCGCTCTGATACAGTACGACAAGGTCGTGTCGCTCCGCTACGATTTCTACAAAGGCACGCGCACAATCAAAGTGCTGGCTTCTCACCAGATAAGAACAATCCATGACGTCTGTATTGTCGCCATTGATGATTTTAACGTATACCTCTGAAAACTATTTTCCCAAAATGGACCTACTTAACGACTTTTCAATCCATGAAATCCCCAATGTCGGCGCGCAGGTGGCAATCCTTACCAAATCCGCTGCCGTCTACCGCGAGTCGGACAAGCCGCCGCTGCGTACCATCAACGGTAAAGAATATGTAGCCTGGGGCAACGAGGACGACCTGCCTTACAAGCTCATCGACCTTATCGAAGCCGACGAAACCCTCGCCACATGCCAGGCCTTCAATGCCGAGGTCTGCTATGGCTCCGGCCTCCGCTACTGCACCGAGGACGCCTCCCCCACGGTACGCCGGCAGGTCGCCGACTTCCTATCGGATAATCCGCTGCCGGATTACTTCCTCGGTGTGTGCCAGGACCTCATGTACTTCAACTTCGCCGTATCGGTGATAATCCTGAATGATGATGGATCCAGGATTGTCGAACTTCATCGAAAGCCTGCATGCTATTGCCGCTTCAGCCCCGCCGACGCCAGGACGGGCAAGATAAACACTGTATACTTCGGTCAGTTCCGCTATCCGGCACCTGATGTCCCTATTGAAGAGATTGAATTGCTCGACCCCCGCTCGCCTTGGAAGGACCTGCAGCAGCGTATGGGCCTGCGGGCATCACGCCGCAACCCCGGAGCCGTTCCCTCGAAGACCCGTAAATTCGCAATCCTCTCCCGCTTTCCCGGAGTCGACTCGCTGTACTATCCCATCCCTCATTACGCCTCATTGTTCCGGGGCAACTGGTACAACATAAAACGCCTCATCGGCGAGGCTAAAGAATCCAAGCTCAAGAACGCTGCACCTATCAAGTACATCATAGAAGTGTCGCAGCGCTATTGGGATAACCTCTTCACCTCGCGCCATATAGTCAGCCGGGAAGAGCAGCTGCGCCTTATGAACGAGAAGAAACGCGAGATGCTCGAGTTTCTGACGAACGTTGAGAATACCGGCTCCGTCCTTTTCACCGGCAAATCCTTGTCGCCTGACGGAAAAAACGAGTCCTCGGACATAACAGTGACATCCGTCGACTCGAAAACCAAAGAGGGCGGCGACTGGGAATCAGACATCGCAGAAGCTGTCAACATGGAATGCTTCACCATGCGCGTCCACTCAAACCTCGTCGGCTCTGTCCCCGGCAAAGCGCAGACGAACAACTCCGGCACCGACAAGCGCGAACTGTATACCATCGCCCAGGCCCTGAAAAAGCCCTGCCGCGACATTCTGTTCATCGTCCACGACATTATAATCCGTTACAACGGATGGGCCGGTGTACACCCTGACTGCCCCTTTATTCAGCTTACCACTCTCGACAAGCACTCTGACGCGGAAGAAGTCACCACCACCTTAAATCCCGATGACTATGCTGCTGGCAATTGACAACCGGCGCCTGCGGGAACTTATCCCGGGCGTCATCCACGAAGTGGAGGGCGAAACGCCTCTCCTCGACAAGCTTCTGCCTTGGATCAACTCGACTGCATCCTGGCTTGAAGACAACTTTATAGGCAACAGCTACGAACTCCCGCTGCCTTTATACGCCTTGGCAGAGAAGATTATCGTCTGCAAAGCTTTCGCCGAGGCCATACCGTCCCTGGACGTCATATTATCACCCGCCGGATTCGCCGTCATAAACACCGATGGCCGTGCGCCGGCGTCGAAGGAGCGTATAGAGCGACTGGTAGCGTCGCTCAATACATCCGTCGACGCTAACACCGAAGTATTCCTGTCGCGCCTGCATCACAGCCCGGGCTGGCCTGATTCGGCCGCCGGGCAGTGGTGGAGCGCCACATTCATACCTGACCTCTCCGAGGTACACCGATTCCGCGGGCAGGACTCAATGCTTGACACCTACCGCTCCATGCGCTCCATAGCCGTCAACTTCGAACAAGAGCTGGCCGAGAACTATCTTGGTCGGAATACCCTTGCGGAAATCCGCCGGCAGCAGTTCACGGCTCAGGAGCTGGCTACGTTGATAACGATGATCCGCGATGCGGAACTTCGTTATATTTCCTCCCGCATGAAATCACACCAGGCCGTATCCGTCAGGGCCAATAGCCTTTCAGGCAAATGCCCCGACGGACATGAAGTGTGGCACCTGATTCGCCCGGTTCTCGCGCAGCTCGCATATTATCCGGCACTGTACCGCAGCTGGCAATCGGAAATGGGACACCGTCTTAACCCCGAACCCTTTGTAAACAACATTCCGGGAGGATTCTATTTCTGATGGAGCGCACAATCAATCTTACCGTCCCGGCGTCCTGGACTGAACTCTCGCAGCAGCAACTCCGTTTCCTGCTGCGTGCCATGGTGCGGGTTCAGAACGCCAATAAAAACGTGCCATTTGCGTCCATGGATGACGCTGCCGTCCAAACCTCAGCACAAGTCAGCACCATATGCTTCCTGCACTGGGCCGGTCTGGAGCTGATATGCCCTTGTGCCGGCGGCTGGCTTGTGCTCCATGGCCAGGACGAGTTCATCCTGACCATGGAGCAGATTGCAGCTGCTGTAACTCATCTGGACTGGATTAAATCTCTCCCCGGACAGCCCGTGCGCCTCGATCGCGTCGATGGCGCACAGGCCCGGGTGGCCGATTTGTCGTCGGACTTCTCGTTCGACAGCTGGCTCTCGTGCGAGGCCATCTGGCAGGCATACCTCGCCACCTCCGACGATATGTACCTCCGGCAGATGGCCGCAATTCTCTATGACAAGGACGACATAAAGCCAGATGCTGCCGAACTCCTCGGGGTCTTCTACTGGTGGGCTGCCGTGAAGAACCTTATGGCGGCCATGTTCCCGAACTTCTTTCAGCCGTCGGCGGCCGCAGGTGCCGCTTCCCCTACATCGGAAGACATGCGCCGCGGCATGGACGCTCAGATCCGCGCGCTTACCAAAGGCGACATTACGAAAGAAAGCTCTATCCTTGCCATGGAGGCCGTCAGAGCCATTACCGAACTTGATGCCCTGGCGCGCGAATATGAAGAACTCAACCGCAAATACGGCAAACCGCAAACCAGATAACACCATGCCCGAAATGAATGAGAACAATTTCAACTGGAGCGCTACGGACTTCTTCCGTCGCCTTACCGCCTCTAACCGGCTTGCACATAACCACGGATTCCGTTTCGAGCTCGTGTCGTCGCTCGAGGGCTTTCATAGTTGCTTGACCGACATGTTATCCACGCGGGCATTCGTGGCCGTCAGCGACACATCCCAGGGCTATACAACCCTCGACAACACACCGCATACACGCCGTGTGAAACTCGTATTCCTCGCCATGCGCCACAAGGAAGGCGACATGCTCGCACGTGAAAGATGCCTTGACATCATGCGTGAACTATTCCGGCAGTTCATGTCGGTGCTGATTCAGGAGAAGACTCTCCTGGAGGAAAACTGCCTGTACCTTGACCGCCGAATCTCATTCGAGGAAATCGACCGCTACTTCTACACCGGCTGCGCATGCGCATTCTTCCAGATAGCCATCGACACATATACGGACCTCCGATATGACCCGGAAGAATGGATTCTGCCGGATAATCCGCAACGCCTGACGCAATGAAAACAAAAGATGCCGCCGAATCACGCCGCGAATATGTCGAGGCCTGGAACAATACCATGATCAAGATATGGAAGGAACGAATAAAAGTCCTTGATGTCATTGATACAGGCGCTCTCCTGCGCTCCCCGCGTCCCCTCTCCGTGCGCGCCGATGGCCGTTTCATCGATTTTACTTTGTCACATTCATTTCTTGAGTACGGTCTTTGGCAGGACCTCGGCGTCGGCCGTGAAGTATATCATGGCAACCCCGGCGACATCGGCCGCAAAAAAGTCCGCGAGCGTCGCCGGTGGTTCTCGACAAAGTACTATTCGTCCGTCATGAACCTGCGCGACTTCATGGCAGAATCCCTCGGCTACGAGTTCAAGGCCATGTTCGCCAGACTCGATGCTGACTCCCAGCGCAGCAATACAACATACTACAAGAAGAAGGGATGGTCGTAATGTCTTTTCCTTTCGCTTACCAATCTCTCAAATTTGTACTAAATTCGCATTGTTTATGACTGACACCAAGGCAATCAAAGCAAAAATCGACGACCTCCGCTCAAAGGTTCTCGCAAACTCCGTTTCTCCATCATACCTTGCCAATATATTCGATGGCCTGCTCTCCCTCGTCACCATGGACTCGGGCGAGTCTTTGCTGACTGAACTCTCCGGCACCGTCGGTTCACATACAACACAGCTTGCCGACCTCAAGAAGACCTATACCTCGCTCGGCAGCTCGGTTCAGACCAATGCAGACCGCATCGACGCCCTGGTGGCTGACGCCGGGCGGCCGCTGCCCTTCGCCGGGGTGCTTCCGGCGGGCGCGCTGCTCAATCCTTTCCGGCCGGGCAGCATCTATTTCTCCGAGGAGGGCGCCCGCTTCGTGCTCAATCCAGCGGCTGTCGGCGACGTCCTCCCCGGCGGCTACAACAGCGCCGACGGCACGATGGCCAACGCCGGGCGCGTGTTCTCCTGCGACGGACGCCTCTACCGCTTCGACGCCACCGGCCGCCGTCTGCTCGCCATGGCCGACGAGGCCGCCGTCGCCGCCGCCACCGCCGAAGGGCTGCGCGCGCAGCTCCTCGCCGGACTGGCCGCCGACGGCATCCGCCGCAACCTCCTCGAGGGCACCAACGACGGCGGCCGCAACTGGGCCGTCGCTCCCGCCGACTACGAAATTTTCGCCGCGCCCATGGACGGCGACGCCGGCGACGGCCTCCACGTGCTGCGCGACTGGGCCGTCACGCCCGCCTACGAGTCCTTCCTCTTCAGCTTCGACGCCGGGCGCATCCGCCCCGGACGCTACTACCGTCTGAGCTTCGACGTGGCTTACACCCCGCATTCGGAGCAGAGCTCGTCGGCCGCCCTCGAAGTCGGACTCGTCGTGCCGGCGGCGCCCTCGGTGGGCGTGTCGCGCCATCCTGACACCACCCACACCCGCCGCCAGGCAGCCATCGCCCGCGAGCGGTGGAACCTCGACAACCGCGGTCTCGACGACGACGCCCCAACCGACCACATCGACCTCCTCTTCCTCGGCCAGCGCATCACCGACAGCCGCTACAGCGCCGCCGACGTGCGCCTGGTCATAACCACCGTCGGCGAGGCCCTCGGCGACTGGGACGCCATACGCATCGCCAATCTCAAACTCGAAGAGCTTCCCGCCCGCGACGCCGCCGGCAGCGCCTGGTGTCAGGCCCCCGAAGACATCTATCCACTCTAACCCGCACACACATCATGAACAGCCATCAGCTTTCCGACGGCTCCATCGCCGTCATCCGCCCGGCCAACGCCTCCACGGGCCGCACGCGCATCGACCGCTACGTAATCTCCGCGCCCGACGCCGCCGGCCACAGCTACCGCCGCTGGACGGGCAGCGCCACCGTCGCCGACGGCAGCGCATACTTCGTCGCCGGCAGCTTCCCCGAGGCCGTGCTCGACGAGGCCCTGACATTCTTCAAACAGCAAAGCACCGACGAGATATGAATACCCGACAGCACTACCGCGACGCCCTGAAATTCATCCTGCGCCTGCGCGACGCCGAGGACCGCGACATCGGCTTCCCCACCTTCGACTTCCGCGCACGCTTCCACTGCGCAGGTTCCGCCCGCAGCTTCACCGCCAGCTACATCGGCGGCCGGTGCGTCAACTGCCACAACCATGACGGCCGCCTCGAAATCATCTGCGCCGACCACGGCCTCCCTCCCGGGCAGCTCCTCGTCGACTTCCACGCAGACATCCCCGACAGCTGCTTCCCCGACGGCCGCCGCCCGTCGGTGCGCCCGTTGCCGCTCGATATCGAGCTGACCATCGGCCCCTCCGACCTCCCGACGGCGGCGGAGGTGGAGGCGACGGTGCCCTTCATCGTGCGGGGGCTGCTCGAATCGGAGGCGCCGCTGCTTGGCGGAATTCTCGACCGCGTCAACTCCACCTTCGACTCCATCCTCGGCCCCGGCGGCGCCACCCCCGGCGCGCCCGGCGCTTCGGCGGCGGCAAGCTCCCCCATCGCTCCGCGCTACCTCCAGCGCGGAATAATCGCCATCCACTCACGCCCCGGAGTCGTCTACCGCAACGTCGGACTCATACGTGTCCCGCTCGCGAAAAACGGCACGACATCCATCGACCTCTCGACCGTCGGTGCCGCAACACTACCGACCGATCCATACGACACCGCCGGCTCCGGACAGTTCGATATCGACACCGGCGCATACCCGGCCGTACAGATAAGCGGATACTACCGGCGCCCCTGCCCGCCTACATACCTCCGCATCCGCCTGTCCGACACCCCCGAACCCGACGGACGGCACGCATACATAATGAAATGCCCCGACGGAATCATCCGCACATTCGACAGAAGCGCCATAAAAGTCATCGACACCACCCTCGAGGCCCCCGTGATACGGCGACTCTTCATACCCGAGGCAATATCGCTCGACCAGTACATCGACAGAGAGCTCCGCCGCTCCGGATGCCGCATCCAGATCCAGTACAAACGACGCAGCCGGACGACAAAACGCACCTACTGGGGCCGGCTGTGCCGCACCGAAGAATTGCCCGACGGACGCTACCAGGTATCACCCTCCGGCACATACGGCAACAAAAAACGCGGAGTGTTCAGAGTCCGGTACATCGACAACAAAAAAAGACGCTCCCCCTGGAGCGCGTTCTCATATTACCGTAATTCTGACATACCATGCACATCAGTATTCCCCATATAAACAGAAAAAGGATTCCGGATGAGCGCCCGACGGCCGTGATGACGGCGACCTGAGACTACTCCGGAATCCTTTGACACAAAAGTAATAAAAAAAACGCAACCCGACAAAATTTTCATGGAAAAAGATACCGCACAGGCAAAAAGTTTGCTGCAGAAAACCGAACTCGCCGTCGGCTATCTGCAGCGGACAGCCACAATCATAGCCGGCCTCCGCCGGATGGCCGCCGGATGCGACCCCGCAGCCACAGAAATGCCCGCCGACAACCTCCCGCAGGTCATCGACAACGCAATCGCCGGCATCCGCTCTGCTCTCGACACCCTCCGCACTACCGTCGACAGAATATCGGTACGCCTCGGTAAAATCAGTGCGGAGAACAGCGGCGACCAGTTCTCCATCCGTGGCGAAGGCGCCGACCCTTATGGCGATATATACCACCTCCCCGACTTCTGCCGCACCCCGTTCCTCCCCCTGGACCGCACAAGCCCGATCGTCACGAACGCATGCGGCGACGACTACGAGGAGATATGCCCCGTCACATTCTACGACCGCTCATTCAACTGCATCGGACACCTTTCCGGCGAAGAACCCGGCGTGAAAACAATACCACCCGAGGACTTCCCCGACAACGCCGCATTATTCATCGTCAGCAACAACAACGCCATCGAACCACACCCGTACTACACCCACTGCACCTCCGCCGAACAACGCCAGGGAGCAGCCGTCGCCGCCCTGGACCCCGCGAAATCCCCCGCACTGGCCTCCCTCCGCCGCTACGTCGCTGCAATCCACGGCGACGACCTCGACCGTATGGACGAGCGCGCATACGGGATACTCGCCTCATGGAACCCCGCCACCACATCGATGTTCCGCATGTTCCAGGACGACAAATCCCTGAGTTACTTCCCCGCCGTCGACCTCTCCAACGTCACATACATGGCCGCCGCTTTCCAGAACTGCACCAACCTGACACATACCGCCGCCGCATACGACACATCCAAAGTTACAAATTTCGCCTGGGCGTTCGCGTACTGCAACAATCTGTACGCCGTCCCGCTCATCGACACCTCATCCGCCACTGACCTCAGCTGGCTCTTCTCCCGGTGCCAACGCATAACATCAGTCCCACCGCTGGACACCGCAAAGGCCACCACAATGGAGGAAACATTCTCCTTTTGTAACAGACTGGAGAGCGTGCAGCTGAGCGACACCCCGGACGTACGGGTCTTCAAAGGCACATTCTACAACTGCTACGCCCTGAAAAACGTTTCGGGAATAAACATGTCCAAGGCTGTCATCGTCGAGCAGATGTACTACAACTGCTATGCCCTGACATCAATACCGCCGGTCAACGCCCCGAAAGCCCAGAGCCTGCGGTACTTCGTCCGCCGCTGCGACTCTCTCACCGAACTCCCCGATATCGACGCCCCGCTCGCCACCGACTGCGAGGGCATGGCCATGGAATGCGCCGCACTGCAGCGTGCAGGCGCCGTCAACATCCCCGCGGCGACAAACCTCAGCTACCTCTTCCACGGGTGCAGAGCCCTGACCGAAGTCGCTTCCGTCACCACCTCGAAAGCCACCACCATGCGGCAGATGTTTTACCAGTGCAAATCCATGACACACGCACCCGAACTCGACGCAGCCTCAGCCACCGACCTCACCTTTATAATCTCCGGCTGCCTCGCTCTCACACACCTCACAATCCGCAACCTCGGCCGCGCGGCCGGCCTGACATCCGCACCATTTACCGGCGTCCAGAAGTGGGGCAGCGGCTCCGACGAAGCCCGGCAGACCCTCGTCGATACCCTCCTCACATACAGCTTCGACCGTGCCGCCGCCGGCTACGACGTCTGCCGCATCTCCGTGGCCGCCGCCGTCCTCGCCCGCCTGACCGAGGCTGAAATCGCCGCCATCACCGCAAAAGGATTCACCATCACCGCATAACAAACCACTCTACGACAATGAAACAATCCACCTACGCCGTCCGCGTGCTCGACGCCGCCGACGGCCACTTCCTTACCCAGTCCGACCCCGATACCCCCATACTTGATCGCATCACCTCCACTCGCGTATACCTCGGCGTGTCCGACTCCCCCGACGCATGGCGCGAGATCACCGCCGACGAAGCCGCCGCCATCGAAGCCGCCCGTCAGGAAGCCCTCGAAGCCGAACGCACCGCCGCCGACGTCCTCCCCGATGCCGCCCTCGACCCCGCCAGCCTCCCCGGCGCTGATATCCTCCCTGAGGCTTAATTACTCCGTTACATCAGAAGAGAAATCCGCACGAGCGGCCATGGTCAGTCAATACCATGGCCGCTCGTGCGTTATGACGTTTGGGCTGTTTGAGTCCCTGAATGAACCCAAACGCCGTCGCCCGCCCCTCCCCCCTCGGTCGCGTACTGCTTCCGCTGACTGACGCGGCATGTGGCTATGCCTGCCGTTCCTCTCGCCATAAAGACATGACTCTCCCTGCGGTCGGTCGCATCGCAGGGCTGTTCTCTCGGCTGTCGGCTCCACTCTCCCGGGCTGCCTGCGTTGCGCTGCAGGGGCCAACATCGCTTTGCTCCTGTAGGCCCCCGCAGTCTTACTCCGGCGTATCGCCCTGACGAGAAGAGCCGACAGTCGGGAGGCCTGCGGCACACAGCCATGCCATGCCGTCTTAATGGCTCCGTGCACTATCGGCTCCGCTACATTCCGCGCACGCTTCCGCAATACCGCGCCGAGCCATGTTACCGTGCCGCTAATGATTGAATCCGTCGGCTTTTGGGGGAGTGCTGCGCGTCTGTGCCTCTGCATATTCCGCAAACTCAAGCAGGGGGGTAAAAGTCGGAGTCATAGGGCGGACGGGGGAGCTTCTGACGGAAAAATGGGAAAAATTCCCCTTTTAACCCCTTTAAAGGCTTGATTCTTAGGTTTAAAATTTTCCAACCACTGGAAAATTTCAAAAATTCCTAAAAATCCGCCTTGTCTGCATAGAAAAAATCTGCTGTTACGGAGCTTTTTAACTTTGTCTGAAAATAAACGCGTGTTACTGATTTGTCGTATGCCTGATTTTTCGTATATTTGCACTGCCATCGTACATAACGGTTAGTCCGTTCCGAAGAGCCACGGTTGCAGGCTCGGACATTCATTCGGGCATTTTTTATGCCTTACAGCTATAGACGGCTGCTATATTCTTACAACTTTTGTTCTTCGGAACGGAACCTTGTGTACGTTTGGCGACGGGATATGGCAGCCGTCTTTTTTATCTGCCACAAACGCCAAATGTACATAAGTGAAATGGAAGAAAACAACGCCCTGTCAATCGGTCAGAGGACTATTGTCGACGGCTACCTCAGACCTTTTGAACCATCCGACTCCTACGAGCCTACAGAATGCACTATTATGGATTCGGAGTCGATTGTTCTTGAATTGAACCACATGTGCGACCTTGACTGCACAGCTCTCGCAGACTACCTCGCTTCGCTCGGATTCAAGGTATATGCCGACATCAACGATTCCTCCATTGGTTGGATTCTCAAAGAAAAAACAACTAAATAAAGCTATTGCCATGTATCACGCCCCGATGACTTTCCCTCTCTTTGCCTTCCTTATTGTGGCATTCATATGCTACATGCGCAAGACCAGCCCTAAAGGTAGGCATTCCCGTCGTAGTGCGTATCGCTTCCCGCCCAATGACCCCGATAGGATTAGGTCGCTCGTTGAGGAGCATCGCCATTGTAAGACGATTACGTTCGACATCTGCTCTTGGCCTTGCGAAGGAACTGATGTAACCATGAAATGCGCTCCGGGCGACCCGGTGACTCTTGATTTCCGTGATGGAGTCCTTAGCGTCTTCATTGACGGTGTGTGTATCGATAGTGTCCGTGATGTCCCTGATTTCAATTTGGCATCATTGATTCGTGGAGGTGCGAAATATGAGGCGTTCATTTCAGAACGTGATATGAAGGCATCGAATCCGAATTATATGGACTTCCTGTCGATTATTGTCTTCTATCGAATGGACTGACTTTAACATATACATATCTGTTTTAACGAAACGGCAGGCCGTATAGGCTTGCCGTTTCGTCTTTTATAGCCTTAATGTCCGCTCATAGCTTTGTGGAAAACCGCAAAGATTATGAGCAATTTTAATGATAATGACACCACCATTCGGCTGTTTGTCAATGGCGCGCAGCCTCAAGAGGAGTTGGCGCGGCTGACCAAACGTGCTGACGAGCTGCGTGAGGGGCTTAAGGCAGCCGACGAGGCTGGCGACCTGAAGAAGTTTAAGGCATTGAGCCGCGACTTGGATGGTGTCAACAGGAAGATAAATCAGAGCAAGTCTGTCATGCAAGGCGTCGGAATTGTCTTGGATGACCTTAGCGGCACCTCGATGACCGGCCTCCGCAATACCTTGCGGCATCTTCAACGGGAGATTCATGCCACAAAGCCGAATACGGAGCAGTGGCAGAAATATGCCGAGGAAATCCGCACCGTCAAGGAAAGGATTGCGGAACTGAATGAGAATCTTGGAGTTCAGCCGACTCTTTGGGGCCGAATCAAAACATTTGCTGATGACGTGTGGCCGGTCTTTGATTTGATGTCGCGCGGCTACGACTATGTCGTCAGCTCTATGCGTAAGTACGTCGACGCTTATGCCGAAATGGACCAGGAAATGGCCAATGTCCGCAAGTTTACGGGCATGACGGAAACGCAGGTGCGCGCGCTCAATGAGGAGTTCAAAAAGATGGACACCCGCTCTTCGCGCGAGCAGCTTGATAAGCTCGCTCAGGAGGCGGGACGCCTCGGCCTGTCGTCCTCTGAGGAGGTGCTTGGTTTTGTCAGAGCCTCCGATAAAATCAATGTGGCGCTTGATGAGCTCGGTGATGGCGCAACACTTACTCTGTCTAAATTGACGGATATGTTTGGAGATAAGGAGCGCTATGGCGTTGAGAAGTCCTTGTTGAAGACAGGCTCTGTAATCAACGAGCTCTCGCAGTCAAGCTCTGCCGCCGCTCCATACCTGACAGAGTTTGCGGAGCGCCTTAGTGGTATTGGTGTGCAAGCAGATATCAGTGTGGCCAAGATAATGGGTATAGGTGCCGTGCTTGACAGCAATGGCCACAAGGTGGAGGCCGCATCAACAGCCATTTCGCAAATTTTGGTCCGTATGATGCAGGATCCGGCAAAATATGCAGAGGCTGCCGGCCTCGAGGTCGAGCATTTTACGAATCTGCTCAGAACTGATGCCAACGAGGCTCTGCTCTTATTACTGAAAACCCTCAATCAAGCCGGAGGCCTCGACGTCCTTGCCCCGATGTTCAAGGATATGGGCGAGAATGGTTCCCGTGCGGTCACTACTTTGGCGTCGCTCGCCAAGAACGTCGACCTTGTCCGTCAGCGACAGGCAGAGGCTACGGCTGCATTTGCCGAGGGTGCGTCGGTGGATAAGGAATTTGCGGTACAGAATGGCACCGTGCAGGCTTCGCTCGAGAAGGCACGCAAGGCGGCAGAGGAAATACGCATTGAACTTGGTGAACGCCTGGCTCCGTTGGCAGCGCACTTCATGCTCTCGTCGTCGTCGGTGGCGCGCGCTATTGTGACCATGATTACTTATACCATGAAGCACAAGGCAGCGTTGGTCGGAGTTGCAAGCGCAATCGTTGTATTTACGGTAGCCATAAATGCGTCGAATATTGCCTTTAGAGTCCATTATGGCTGGCTTGTCCTTACTGACCGTTATCACAAGACCGTTGCAGCATCGGCGGCAGTATTACGTGTCGCCGTTACTTTGCTGACAAAGGGCCTGCGGGCTGCTGTCGCTGAGTATAAGGCTCTGAATGCGGTATCTTCGACAACGCTGTGGGGCGCTGTCGCTGCGGCGATAGGCCTTGCCGTTGCTGCAATTGTAAAATATGCCACGAAGACTAACCTTGCGGCGGAGGCGAATAAGCGATTGAAGGAAACCATGGGTGACGTGGAGAAGGGGTATCGCGATGAGCAGCGAGAGATTGATGCCTTGTTCGCGAAACTTGATAATGCTAAAAAAGGCACCAAGGAATATGAAGATGCCAAGAAATCCATACTTGACCAGTACGGGCAATATCTGTCCGGCCTCAGCAATGAGATTCAGGCTCTCGATGATGTGGCAGAGGCATATAAGGCGATAAGCCGGGAGGCTCGGAATGCGGCCAAAGCCCGCGGATTGGCGTCTGCTCAAAGTAAAGCCGGCGACAGCTTCAATGAGGTGCTGGGTACGCAGTCCGGCGTGCTTGGTGATGCCCTGTCGGAGGTTGAGCGCCGAGTCCGGCGTGGTAATGAATCCAGCAGGGAGAAATTGGGAGGGCGTGAAATTTACAAATGGCAGCAGCGCATTATTGATGCAGCTCAGTCCAACGATTTCTCTGATGATAGACTGATAACATTTCTTCGCTCTATCGGGGTCTATAGATCCGATGCCGGGACTTTTACGGGAAGCGGTGCCGCAGGAGATGTCGCCGGCGCGATTAATAAAATTATCAGTGCGGCACAGGTCTATAGCAAGGAACTTGATGCTGCTGAGATTGCTTTTGGAACTCCGGCGTCGGACTTCGCCGGTATTGGTTACGAGAATCTGAAAGTCGTATTGGGTGACCTTACAAAACTTTTGCCCGACGCTTCTTCTGGAGGGTCATATTCGCTACCCAATGGCAAGAAACTGGATTATAAGGACGCCTCAGAATTGCAGAATATCATCAGCGATTTACAGATGCAGGTGGATAAAGCTCTTGATACGATGGACGGCTTCATATATGTTAATCCATCTTCCAACAGTTCATCGGAGGATGACTCCGCCGGTGAATCTATCACGCCTAAGTCCGACCGATTCGCTCAGGAGAAGGCTTGGCGTACACGGCAGGAAGCGGAGGCTCGCATCGCATACGCGAAGGGTGAAACTGCCCATGCCGAGCACATGGAGTCCATGAGCCGGATAGAGCTTGAATACTATCAGAAATTACTCGACAGGGCTGACCTGACCTCCGACGAGCGTCTGTCGATTGAGGCGGATTACGAGGAGGCTGCCGCCAAACAGAGGGCCGCCGGAGGCAAGGCCGCCATCGATGAGGAAAATCGCGCGTACGAGGAACTGACCTTGTACCTCTCTCAGCTCTACGCCCGCCGGCTTTCGGCTCAGAATCTCTCGGAAAAGGAACGCTTGCAGGCTGATCGGCTTTATCGCGAAACCTCCGAGCAGGCGGAGCTTAACCACCTCTCCCGCCTCGTCGAAATGTATGAGGAGGGCTCCGAAGAGCGCTTACGCGCACAGCAGGCGTATCAGTCGGCTCAGTTGGAAGCCCAAAAACGGCATCAGCAGGAGTTCGAGAAGCAGGAGGCCGAATATGCGAAAATCAAGGACGACGTCTTCGGCGACAACCCGCAGCAGCGTCAGGAAAAGTTTGATGCCGCCATGGACGCCCTTCAGGAGGTGTATGAACGTGAGATTGCCGCAGCCGGGGACAACGCCGATGAAAAGCTCCGTATCGAGGAGGCTTTCCTGCAAGCTCAGAATCGCCTCCGCAGCGAGTATGCCCAGGAGGCAGAGGAGGACACCCGCAGCTCGATGGAGCGTGGTGTGGCCGCAGCTGCGGCGTGGTTGAAGAGCGAGGGAGGTCAGGCTCTGACCGGGACATTGTCGACCCTTACGCAGGGCATGGCCTCTGTTTTCTCGGGCCTCTCCACAATGATTCAGGCTGAGCTTGAGATTCAGACCGCTTCTATAAACAAGAAGTACGAACGCGAAGTCAGCCTCGCTCAAGGCAATTCCTATAAGGTGGCGCAACTGGAGAAAAAGAAAGAGGCTGAAATTGCCAAGATTAAGAATGAGGCGAATAGGAAACTCTTCGCCATGCAGGTAATCCAGGCAGTGGCGCAGACAGCACAGAATGCTCTCGCGGCTTTCGGTTCCGCAGCTCAAGTCCCTGTGGTCGGCCATATCCTCGCGCCAATCGCTGCGGCCATGGCTATCGCTGCCGGCGGTATTCAGGTTGCGGCCATTAAGAAACAGCAGCAGGCCGCCGAGGCGCAGGGGTATTCCCGCGGTGGTTTTACCAAGCCCGGAGCCGTGGACGAGCCGGCCGGCATCGTCCACGCCGGAGAATGGGTCGCTTCTCAGAGGCTGCTCGCGAATCCCGTTGCCCGGCCGATGATCGAGGCTTTGGACTATGCACAGCGAACAAATACAATAGGATCGCTGCGCCCGGAAGATGTGTCGCGCTCCATCACGGCCAACAACTCGCTCGTCCGTATTGCCGAAAGCGATAATGCAATGGTCGCCATGGCGGCAGTCGCCGCGCGCATGACTGATGCTGTGTCCGGCCTGAATGACCGCCTGAATGAGCCATTTGTCACCGTCAACACAGCGAGCGGCGACAAGGGCATCAATGCCGCTCAGGATGAGTATGCGCGCCTGATGAGGAACAAATCACCCAAATCAAGAAAGAAGAAATGAATTTGATTATTGACGGCAAAAAGGCCGTGCTTAAGGAAGGAAGTTCGTTTGAGTATGTTTCCGAGAATCGCTCGTTTTCGGATGCTGACGATTATACGCTGTCAATTAGCCTGCCCTTGGCCGGATGTCCTGAGAATATTGAGATATTCGGGCATATTGACCGAATGGATGCTCTTGGCCGGCATTTGGTATTCGATGCCTTGATTCAGGATTCCTTGTTCTCGAAAAGGGGAGTGGTCACTGTCGTCGAGGCTACCGACTCGGACGTGAAATGCCAGTTCCTCGAAGGCCGCAGCGTGCAGAACTTCATGGATGATTTTGACGACTGCTACATTAACGAGTTGCCTCTCGGGTCTTATCCTACGGCTACGCTCCCGGAATCTCCGACGGCGTTCTATAGCGACATCGACCATGGGGCTGACGCAGTGGCTTTGCCGTGGGTGTATGATGGTTCGGGCGATATTCAGAATGAAGCTGTCTACAACAAGGATGGCGAGCTCGTCTGGTCGGACTTTGCCAAGGAAACCGGCAAGCTCTCGTTTCAGCCCTACCTGATTGTCATTGCCAAGCGCATATGTGCTGCCATTGGTTATACTTGCGACTTCTCGCAATGGGAGTCGTCGCCTGAACGCTATCTGCTCCTGTGCAACGCTCTTCCTGCGGCCTGGGATATACCTCAGTATGCCAGGGCGCTCCCGCATTGGACTCTCTCGGAGTTTTTCGAGGAACTTGAAAAAATCCTCGTCTGTGAAATATCCATCGACCACAAGGCGCGCTCCATTGCTCTGACAATGTGTGGCTCCATCGAGTGGTTGGTAAGCCCGGTTCGGCTCGAGAATGTGCTGGATGCCTTCTCTTCCGAGGTGACATACGGCGAGGAGTTGTGCCGCTTCAAGGGCATAGCCAATATGCGTTACAAGGAACGCTCGGACGTGAAGTGGAAGACGGAGCAGTGCCAATGGCTTATCGACATGCTGAAACAGGATGGAAAGTATTACAGAGAGTTCGCCACTGACCGGGAATGGGCTGACTGGGCCTTTCTGACCTTTGGCCCGGGCATGGGCGCGAAGTATTGCACGCGTGATGATGAACGTGGCGATGACCGCGGCCTTATTACCTATATCCGGGATTATGACGAGTACAGATTGCTGAGAGTTGTCCCGACTGTCTATCATTCGGTAAATCATTCGTTGGACACCTTCCTGATGGGATGGCTGAAAATAAACCAGTTCGGCGATTTGATAGTCGACCGGGACTCGGGCAACGACATCGAGTTGGCCTGTGTCCCGGCCCGACTGGACGATGCCGACGTATCGCATGGTAAGTGCCTGTTTCTGGCCCCCTCCGGCTTTGATGAGCAGGAAGAACTGGACGATGATGGTATCCGGCAGCCAAAAGCTTACAGTGCCTTGCTAAAGGGCGAACCTGACGATGTGGCGGAATATTATGATAAGATATATCTCGCTTATTGGGACGGACACAGTTCTAACGAGGTGGCCTCGACGGTATCAATCCCGTTGCCGCCGGCGCCGTATGTGGACGAGCGCTTTTCTCTGAAGAAGCGATATGCCGGATATTATTCGGACATCAGGATTTCGCCTCGGGAGAAAGTGAAAATCTCGTGGCTGTCCGACGTCATCCCCGACGTTAAGGCCGTGTTCCATATTATGGGTAAGCGTTATCTCTGCGAAAAAATAACTGCGACATTTACCGAAAACGGCATGTCGCAGTTACTAAAGGGGGAATTCTACCCAATCATCGACGATTAGAGCGAGCCGTCGAGGAGCAATATTTGCTCATTGGCCTCGGTCATGTGGTCTGTGTAGATTTCGGTGATGGCAAGCGAGGAGTGGCGGGCCTGGTCGCGCACATCTATCGCCGCCATCTTTTTTCGGAGCATTTCGGTGATGCCGGTGTCCTTGAGGCTGTAGAATTTCCACTCTTTCTTCAGCTTCAGGGCGCGGCGCACATTCTCCCAGTGATCCCGGAAATGCTTCGGATCGATTTCGACTTGCCCGGGCTTAAGCCTGTAGGAGAAAACGAAGTCATCCATCGGCGCAGAGAACACTCCAATCTCGATGCCATATTGCATCACCTTATTCGGGATGGTGACAGTCTGAGTCTTTCGGTTTTTGCTTAGTTCGCCCTGAACCGTCAGAGTGCATTGCTTGAGATTGAAGTGCCGCACCCTCAGACGGGTCATCTCAACCGGGCGGATAAAACAGTAGTAGAGCAGATAGCATGCGAACAGAAACTCCGGGTCACGTTCCCGGCAATAGTCAGCAATTTTGCCGACGACATCGAGAGGAATGCACTCGCGCTCCTTCTTGAAGTAGCGTTTGCTTATAGGTCTGATGCCGTCGGTCGGTTTGTAGCTCAGATAGCCTTTGTCGACCATGAAGCCGGAGAATACTCGCAAAAAGTTGAGATAGTTGTTCCTGGTTTGAGCGCCATTGTTCCTGTCGATGAAGACATAGTCAAGGAAGTCATTGCAAAAATTTTTATCAAACTGATAGCAATAGTATGTTGGCCGCTTGGTTTTAATGTACTCCCGCATAATCTTGATGTTGGATTTGTAGCCATCGTATGTTTCTTTGCGGAAGTAGCCATTGACCAACATCTTCTGAATATGAGCCTCGTAGCGGCATATAGCCTCCTCGAACGCGACGAGGTTTGTAGCATCCTTGTCTATCCACGGATTCCACCCGTGGTTTAACTGTTCGGATAAGCGCTTTATTACGCCACGGGCGTAGGTTCGCCTCGCGCTTATGCCTTTTATCCGGTTTAGTTTGATTCTCTTTCTGCGCAT